CGATGATGTTGGTCTTCACCGGCCCCTGCGCCGGGAACGTCTCGGTGATCGACTCGCTCTGGAACCGCACCACCGCCTCGGTGAGGATGGGTGAGAAAACCCCACAGGCGCCTGACCACGGCTCGGTGCGATCCTCGACCTTGAGCCCCAGCAGCTTCAGCCCTTCGGAGTACGTCCTCTCCCAGTCCTTGCGCCCTTGCAGGTCCTCATCGACGTCGCTGATCAACTGCCCAGCCAGCGTCTGCAGTGCGCCCTCGTCCATGAACTCTGCGAGGTTGGCATCGAAGTCCTCCGGGCTGTCACTCCCAGGCTCCAGGGTGATCTCCATGCCGTCTACACCGACGGTCACAGCATCCGGGTTCTCGATCTCAATCTCGATGGCAGGTTCGTTGGCAAGTCCCATCAGCGGCGTGGGGCTGGCAAGGAGGGCTTTGTCAATATTTGTTGCCATGGTGGGCTCCAGTACGTCGCTCTCAGCGACGCGTCACACGGTTGGTCTGGGGGTTGTAGGTCAATGACCCTGTACGCCCCGCACGTTTGGCACGGTCCAAGGCTCGCTCCTCGGCTGTCATGGCGTTGCGGGCTTTGCCTGCTTCAGTGAGTTCGCCTTTGTCATTCACATGCCCCCGGCTCTTGAGGATGTCCAACGCGGCTTGGCGCACGTCCCCGGTCATACCAGAGTTCTTCAACTGCCATGTGAGGCGGTCGATAAGCTGATTGGCACCGGAGAAGTCGGTCATGGCAATGCTGGGGGTCAGTAGTACGCCGTGCGGCGTGCGGCGGCTGGAGTGTAGTCCTGATAGTCGGACGGCAGGCCGATGAACCCACCCTGACGGAACCGCGCAAGCGCCATGGATACGCAGTCCACTTGGTCGTCGTTGGACCCGAACGGGAACGCCACGCACTCCTCGATCACATCCTCAGCCCACCGCCGTCCCTCGGGGTACCACACCATACCGGAGCGAATCACGTCGGCCACGGCGTTTATGCGTGCAACCTTGTCCCCGGTACCCCTGTGTGGCGTGAACTCCTGCACGGGTATACCCAAGCGACGAAGCTCCTGATACAGCGGCGTGCCACTGGACTTCTTCTCAACGATGAACGAATCAGGTTCCCAATCTTTCCATTCGCGGATGGCAAGATCTTTCAGTTCAGGAAACTCCACACGCACCTTGATGGCGTTCAGCAGGATGATATGCGGCTCGCCCTTGGTAAGCTCGTCGTCACTGAATACACCAAACGTCAGTAGCGCTGTGTAGTCGGCACGGTTGTTCTTCTCCGCCGCTGCGTCCAGCACCATGATCAGGTACTCGCACTGTGGTGCAGAGTCCTTCTTCCACGGCCTCCACCAGTCCCGCTGGATGATCGCACCCTGCTCACCCGTGGGGTTCTGCATGTACTGTGCGTTCCACTGGTACGCAGGCATCGACGCCTTGGTGCGCTCCAGGGCTTCCAGATCGAACTTCTCAGGCCAGAGGGCCTTGAGCCCGCTGGCGGTCTCCAGCATGGCCGGAAACTCGAAGACTTCGTACTGGTCGGCCTTGGGATTGTTGGCACCGTCCTTGACGAGGTGCCCGATCAGGTCATCTTGGTGCCAGCGGGTATGAACCACTGCAATTCTGCCCCCTGACATCAGACGAGTACGTGCGCCGAAGGCGAACCACTGATACGTTTTCTCAAGTTCCTCGAAGTTTCCTGCCAAAAGATCCTGTTCCGAGTGTGGATCATCGACTAAAAGCAGGTCAGCACCCCGTCCAGCAAGGGCAGCGCCGACACCGCAGGCGTAATACTCCCCTCCACGGTTCGTAGACCACCTTCCGGCACTTTTTGAGTCCTGTGCGAGGCTGATTCCGGGGAAAACGGACGCGTATTTTGGGTCCGCGATGATATTTCGCACTTTTCGACCAAAATCTACGGCCAAATCCCCTGTGTGGGACACCATCAGCACCTTTTTGTCGGGAAATTTACCCAAAAACCACGCCGGAAACAGCGTACTTATCTGGTGGGACTTCCCGTGCCGGGGTGGAATGGACACTGCGATGCGATCTTTGTGTCCGTAGGCGATGTTGGTCAGCAGTTCTGCGAGCTTTTTGTGGTGGGTCGCAACGATGTACGTTGGATCCATGTGCTGGCAGAAGGCTAAGAGGTCATCTCTGCAGGCTTTCGCATGCTTTCGACGCTCCAACTCCTCCACAACGCTCATCAACTGCTCTTGCTCGGCAGGAGTCAGCTTCCCGATGTTTGCCATCAGGGTCTGGATCTCCGGCACGGTCAGAGTTGTGCTCACTCCAGCCCCGCCAAAGCTGTATCAACGTCGATAGGGGCAGTGGTCTCGATGGGCGGAGCCAGGATGGTGGCGTCCTCTGCAGTGTCTGCGCCCATCAGGCGGCGCAGCTTGTCCCGCAGTGTGTTCTCAAGCTCGACCGTGGACCGGTTGTTGACGGTGATCTCCGTGCGCTCGGTGAACAGCCCCACGTCACTGACCTTCCCAAGCAGTTCCAGAGCACGCATGCGCGTCTTGGCGTCGGGGTTCTCGGTCTCCAAGATCAACTTGTTGGTGACGTAGTTGCGCAAGCGCTTGGCGTCGCGCACCACCTCCATGTCGTACTGCGTCAGGATCCGGTCGATGTAGAGCGCACCCTCCGGAGAGGTCATGATCTGCGTGGGAGCAGCCTGACCTGCGTTGACGTACTTGAGCACATCCGCCGCTTGGCGACGCAGGGCTTCTGCCTGCGGGGGCTCAGACTCGTACCCCTCGTCGAGCAGCACGGAAGCGGTCTGGCATGCAGCCTGAGCCTTGGCCCGAAGGGTGGCGTATTCGGCAGTGCTCAGAGTCTTTGCACCGGTCGGAAGGGGGATGAAATCGTCGAGTGGAGCTTCGATCATGGATGGTGGCTTCCCGCGCCGCACCTTGGCGTTCCCCAATACTACTGCACTGGGGAGTCTCGCGTCAACCACGGTTCTTTGGGTCCCATTGACGGGGTAGGTTCTCTGGGTCCCCTTTGGGGGGTGGTTTCCTATTTCGATACCCCCTACCCCCCTTCCTTAGTTTGTATAGTTCATAGTGGCCCCTAGTTTTTGTAGTCCCTAGTGGCCCCTTATAGTTTGTATAGTGTTAATGGGGGATTTGTGGTTTCATAACTTTTGGTCTTCGTTTGTGCGGAATACAGCGTAGCGAGCGCGCGGGACTCCAAACTGCCAGCGGGGGGTCGGGGATGGGTGGGGTCTGTTATACGGTGTTTAACATCAAAAACACTGGTTTCCCTAGAATGTAGGATACAGAATCCTACCGGACCTAGACGCACTAGGGGCGACACAAACGGAGTACATACCATGTCGCAAGTTAAGTTTGACCTTTCCCCCGTTGCCGCTGCGGTATCTGATGCTGCCGCAGCCGAGCATGTATCGCGTGATAAATGGAGCCGCGCGGGTAAGGCGCTGGCCAAAGCCGGTATCGTCAGCGGGATGCTGGTGAAATCGACGGAGAAGAACCCTAATGAATTGTGGGAACAGTCGGTCCACGATCAAGTCAGGGGTTTCATCATCCAGGGTGTCTCGGCGTCGAAGAAAGGGATGACCTTTCAATCCATCGTCCCGGGTTCGGTTTCCGAACAGACTCCCAAGGGTTCTAACCGTTGGACAGTGGCGGACCTTCTCGCGCTGACCCGCGATCAGTTGAGGGACATTGATGATGATGTTCTGAAGACCCAGCGTCGGACCTACATGATGCTGGTTGACGGGCCAATGATGTCGCGGGTCCGCCAGTACATTGATGTAGCCAATGGGGTTGAAAAGACCAAAGAGAAGAAAGCAAAGACCGACGATAAGCCCGCGGAATCGGCAGACCCGATTGTCACGATCCAGGGATGGATTGCGGCGGCTACAAAGATGGTTGACATCGCGGATGTTGACCGGTTTAAAGATGCCGGACTCGAAATGATTGCCTGCATGCGCAGGGTCCGGAAGTCCTGAGGATCGCAGCCCCCCCGGGGGGGCTTGCCACACAGCCCGCAGGGTTCGCGCCCTGCGGGCTTTTTTGTGCCCGGTCGGGACCGTCTCTC